ATTGACCGATCACGCCCTGTACGTCGCTCTCACCAAGCCTCACGTCAGATCGTATTACTTGCAGCAATTGGACGTGTTGCGAACCAGCGAGCGAGCGCGAAACATTCACACGCTGGCTGAAGTTCGCGATCAAACGTCGAACCAGATGGCACGCGTCCAGGCTGTGAAGGCGCTCGAACAGCTCGACGACGACGCAAATCCGGCTGCGGCGGCTAAGTCATTGCCTGGCTTGCAGATTGTCATCGTGCAGGGTGGATCTGCACCACCGGCCATCGACGTCACACCGAACAGCGAGTTGGCACGTGACTGACACAGCCCCATCGAATTCATTCGGATTGTATCGTCATTTCAATAGCTTGTGTGTGCCGTCATCTCCCTTGCATGGGAAAGCCGCACTCTCTGGACATGAATGCGGCGGTCACCCTCCTCGATTTGCGGGAGGGCCACCCGCCGGCACCCGGGGGGAAAAATCGGCGAGCGGCGAGGGCGCTGGTATCGCTCACATCCATTTCCCCTTCAATACGTCAGGGCGTGTCGGAAAAAGGTTTTGTCCGAAAATTTTCGGGGTGTGGGGCTTCCGGGGCGTTCCTGCCGCCCTCGCGCGTCGCTGCCGGCTGCGGCGGGAAGAAAAGCCGGCGTTAATTTTTGCAGCAGGAGGAAGTGATGAACGGTGAAGCGGCGAAGTTGGGCGAGATGCCTGAGAGCCTGAAGGTGAATGCGGAGTTGGTGCGGTTGCTTGAGAGCGCACTGAACGATGCGAAGGCTGGTCGGATAGTGGCTGGTGGAGTGGTGGCGGTGATTGGGCCGTCGCAGTTCATGGCGTTCGGGGCGATGGCGACGTTTCCGGCTGAGATCATTGCGGGCGCGCAGGTTCTGACGTCGGACACGATCATCCGCATGCGGCTGCCGCGGCAGTCGTCGATCCTGCGGCCGAAGATTTAACAGGAGGGTCCGATGGCGAAGAAGGCGAAGAAGTTCAACCCGGGCGGCAAGAAGGGGAAGCTGCACCGGGAGCTTGGCATTCCGACGTCGCAGAAGATTCCGGCGGCGCGGTTGCGGGCTGCGACGCATTCGAAGAACCCGACGATCCGGCGGGATGCGATCCGTGCGGAGACGATGAAGGGCTGGAACCATAGCGGACGGCGGGGGCGGTGATGCCGTTGAAGCGAGGCAGCAGCCAGAAGACGATCAGCGCGAACATCCGGACCGAGATGAAGGCAGGCCGGCCGCAGAAGCAGGCGGTGGCGATTGCGATGAGCAAGGCCGGAAAGTCGCGCAAGGGCAGCAAGAAGCGCAAGTGAGCGGCATCCGCCAGTTCAAGGTCGTCGGCGGCACAGAGGTCGCGAAGTTCGTGACGTCGTCGAAGGAGGTCGACGTCATCGAGGGGCCGATCGGGAGCGGCAAGACCCGGGCGCTGTGCGCGCGGATCATGCGGCACGCGCAGGAGCAGCGCGTTTCCAAGATCACAGGCTTGCGGATGTCGCGGTGGGCGATGATCCGCAACACCTATCCGGACCTGAAGCGCACCACTATCCGAACTTGGCTCGAAATGTTTCCCGAGAACATCTACGGCCGGCTGAACTGGGGACAGCCGCCGTATCACCACCTGAAGTTCGGCGACGTGTCTCTCGAGGTCGACTTCTTCGCGCTCGACAAATCGGACGATATCGGAAAGCTGCGCTCGACCGAATACACCGGGATAGCCTGGAACGAGCTCTCGTTTATTTTCGAGAAGGAGCTTTTCGATGAAGGCCATTCGCGGTTGCGCTTCCCGGGCAAGGAACATGGCGGCTCGGCCTGGCATGGCGTGATTGCCGATACGAACGCGCCGGATGAGGAACATTGGCTGGCGCTGATGACGGGGCAGGTAGATCTGCCGCCGAACTTGACGGAAGACGAGAAACTCGAATTCGAGTGGCCGGAGCATTGGGGCTTCTACATGCAGCCGCCAGCAGTGCTTGAGAATCTCGACAACGGCGGCAAGGTGCTGGGCTACAAGGTCAACCCTGCGGCCGAGAATTTGGCGAACCTGCCGGACGGCTATTACCAGAAGATGATCCCCGGCAAGTCGAAGGCATGGATCGACAGCCGCCTGCGGAATGTCTGCGTGCTCGTCACCGACGGCTCGCCAGTGTTTCCGATGTTCCGCAAAGAGGTGCATATCTCGCGGGAAGCGCTTCGTCCGGCGGCAACGGTCGGCCTGAATGTCGGTCTCGACTTTGGTCGGCAGCCGGCGGCGATCTTCGGGCAAAACATTGGAAATCGCGACTATTTTCAATATGAGCTGCTTGGCCTGAACGAGGGCGCGGCGACATTCGCGCCAAAGGTTAAGCGGTTCATTGCCGAGCATTATCCGGATCATGCACTTGGCGACGTGCTGTTCTGGGGTGATCCGAAGGGCCAGGACAAGGGTCAGGCGGACGAGCGGACGGCGTACGAGATTTTCGCCGCGCACGGAATGAAGGTGCGACCACCCCCCGGCCTGAAGCAGAACATGATCTCGACCCGCGTCGAGGCGGTGACCTCGGTTCTGATCTCGCTCGATGGCCAGGGACGGCCGCGCGGCGTCTTCTCGCCGATGTGCCGGACTCTGAATGTCGGCATGCAGGGCCGCTATCATCTGGTGCGCGAGGAAGACGGCGAGCTGCGGCCGAAGAAGGACCGCTACTCGAACCCTTGCGATGCGCTGCAATATCTCGTCATCGGCATGGGCGAGGGCGACGCGATGGTCGGCCGCGCGGGTCGGGTCGGTCAGCAACCGGTGCAGGGATGGAAAGGACGCCGCTCGATGCGGCGTGTCACGGCATGATCCGGATCGTCAGCGCCGGCGCCGCGGGACAGCCGGCTAAGTGGATCTTGGCGTTTCGGCGCACGACGGATTCTCGGCTGATCAATCTCCTGGCGTTCGGCCGGTACAAGCATGTGACTGCATTCGGCTACATCCGCGAGGTCGACCATTGGGTGTTCATGGACTGGCGGACGATCGCGCTCGACATCATCGTGGCGCGCGGCACCGACGCAACCCGGCTGATCAACTATTACACCCGCGACGCTGACATGCTGGGCATGCCGGCGCGGTCGCGACAGATCGGCGGCCCGCAATTCGGTTTGTGGTGCGTTCCCGCGGTGAAACAATTGCTTGGGATCAGGGGGGGTGCGTTGCGACCCGATGCCCTCTGGCGATGCTGCATCCGTCAAGGAGCAGAAATCCTGAGCCATGAATCCTCCGAGCCCGCCACCGGTACAGCAAGATCCGACGCAGCTCGCGCTTGATCAGCAGGCGCAGAACGATCAGATCAAGGCCCTGCAGGGCACCGCACAATCCGACACCGCAAACCTGATGGCGCGGTTCGGCGCGCTCGCATCTTACGCGCAAGCGGCGAAGGGCTGACATGGCCCGCAAAACCACCACCGAGCCGCAGCCCGAAACCCATCCCCTCGATCAGGAAGCAAACCAGCGCGTTGACGATTGCCGGCGGCAGAAGATGCCGTTCGAGCTTGACATGCGCGAGTGTTATTTCTTCACCGCGCCGCTGCGGCAGAGGCAGGTCAATTCGCAGACGACGCCACCCTCGACGCCGATCCATGATGACGGATTCCTGCAGACGAGCGCAGCGTTCGAGCTTGCCGGCGATTACGTGACCGAGATCCTGAACACCTTCATGCCCCAGGCCGAACAGTGGTGCGAGCGCACGAAGGGAATTTTCGTCAAGGACGCCGACTGGCAGTCGATCAAGGACCAGGTCAAGGCGGACGATCTCGCAATCTTCAGCGCGATCAAGGGGTGCAATTTCTATTCAGAGTTTGCCAAGGCGGCCTATCCTGATCTGGCAATCGGCACGATGGCCCTGTTCATCGACGATCCTCGGCCGGGCGAGCATATCTGCGTGCAGGCGATTCCCCTGCGCGAGCTCGAAATCAACCTCGGGCCCTATGGCGAGATCGACGATAGGTTCATCGTCCGCCATACCCGAAACCGACATGTGCGCGCGCTGCTGCCAGGCATTCCGATCCCGGTCGATCTTGCCAAGGACATCGACGCCGGCCCGGACAAGAAGACCGAGATCCGCTGGGGCTGGTGGCGGCTGTGGGATCGTCTCGGCGATGAGTGGTGGCAGCACGTTGTGATGATCAAGAACCGGGTGGTGCACTCGGCTATGATCAAGGGCGAGGGCTGCTGTCCGCTGGTGGTTCCGCGCTTCAACGCGACCGCGGACTGGGCTTATGGTCTCGGCGTACTGCTGCAGTCATTGCCGGAGCTTCGGCAAGTCGACGAGCTGGAAGGCCAGCGCATCTCGCATATTGAACTGAACCTAACCCCGCCTATGGGCATGCCGGATGATAGCTTCGCATCGGTCGAGCAGGGGCTTGAACCCGGAATGCTCTACCCGATCCGGCCCGGCTCCGAGAACGCGATCAAGAAGCTGTACGATCCGGGATCGCCGGAAGCCGGGATCTACGCGATAGACGACAAGATCAAGCATCTGCGCAAGCTGTTTTACGTCGACTATCCTGAGCAAACCGGCGACACACCGCCGACGCTCGGACAGTGGATGGACGAGCTTGCCCGCGCCCAGCGCCGTATCGGGACGCCCGGACTGTCGTTCTGGTGGGAAGGTCCGGCCAAGATTTTCCTGCGGTTCAAGTATCTCCTGGAATCGAAAGGCGTCATCACGCCGGCGAAGGTAAACGGCAAGGCAGTGGCCTTGGTGCCGAGCAACCCGGCGCAGCGCGCGGCCGAACAGCAGGAGGTCGCGACTGCGGTGCGCGCGATCCAAATCCTGGGCCAAGCGTTCCCCGAGGAATTCCGCGCCTACATCGACGGCAAGGAAACGATCAAAGCTTTCCTCGAGAAGATGCGCGTCACGCTTCTCAAGTTCAGGCCGCAGGATCAGGTCGATAACGCGGTCAACATGATCCAGAAGCTGCTCGGCAAACACGGCGCCCCGACCGGCGATCCACAAGAGGCGGCAGGGCTTCAATGATCGACGACAAGCTGGTTCATGAAGCTTTGCAGCGCTTTGCCCGGACACCGGACGGGCGCGTTTTTTACATCGGGCTGCAGAAGATCCTGATGGCCGTGCCGAGCGACAATTCGGACGGTGCGTTGCGAGAAAATCTTGGTCGCAGAAAGTTCGCGTCAGAACTGATGGCCGTGATGGCCGAAGTGATGACGGAGAATTTGAGTGACGACGGAATCGGGTCAGGCGAGCGGCCAATCGTCTTCCAGCTCAAGCAGCCAGCAGTCGGCGCAAGGCAGCGCGGCGCAAGGCGGCGCATCGGGCCAGGGCCAGCAGCAGACTCAGAATAGCGGTCAGCAGCAGGTCGCTCAGCGGCCCGCCTACGTTCCCGAGAAATTCTGGGACACCGCGTCGAACTCGGTGAAGGCCGACGAATTCACCTCCCATTACAACGATCTTTCCGCGCGCGATGCCGAAAGGGTCGCCCGCGCGCAGGCGCTGCCGCAGTCGCCCGATGCGTATCAGGTCGCATTGCCGGAAGGCTTCAAGCCGCCGGAGGGCATGCAGTTCGAATTCCGGAACGATGATCCTGCCATGATCGAGGCGCGCAAGGCCGCGCACGAACTCGGGCTCGATCAGAACGGCTTCTCGCGGCTACTCGGCATCTATGCAGCTAACAAGCTAGGCGAGTTGCAGTCCACCAATAGCGCGCGCGAAGCCGAAATGACGAAGCTCGGATCGGCCGCGCCGCAGCGCATCGAGGCCGTCGAGACCTGGCTGAAGGCCAAGGTCGGCGACAAGGCCAACGTGATGATTGAGACTCTCAAGCAATTCCCGGTGGCGGCGAACGTCGAGGCGTTCGAGGGGATCATGCGCGCCTTTTCTTCGCAGGGTGGTTCGAGTGTCACCCAGTCCGGACGCGAGACCGAGACTGATCAGGGAAAAATCCCTGGATACGAGAACATGAGCTTCGTCCAGCGCCGCACGGCGCAGATGACCCAGCAAATGAAAACCGCCACCGGCGGACGATGAAGGGGCTTAGACAATGACTATCAACGTCTCCATCACTACGCCGATCACGCTGACGCAGTATGCGCAGACGTTGCCGGAGAACGATCCGACTCGCACCTTCGTCGAGAACATGGTGCGCGAGTCCGACGTCATGGCGGCAATTCCGATGCTGCCGGCAAATATGGGCAAGCGAGCCTTCATGGATATCGCCTCCACGCCAACCGTTGGCTTCCGCGGCATCAACTCGGCAGCGAGCGCGGTGGCGGGTTCGTTCAACCTTCGCGAGGAAGATACCTTCTTCATCGACGAATACATTCAGGTCGACCGCGCCATCGTCGACCGCCTGGGCATCGAGCACCGCGCCAAGCAGGAGCAGCTCATGTCGATCGCGC